TTACGTTATCAAGGAAAGAAACTGCACCTTTTACAAATACAATGATTTTCATAAACCAACCTTGGGTTGAATTACCTGATAATCCATTTGGACAACCAAAGATTCAACCAAAAGGTGGACAATCCATTTATTTGTCTTGTGCGTTAGTATTTTTGTTTGGAAATCAGAAAAGTGCTGGTATATCTAAACTATCTGCCACTAATAAAGGTAGAAAAGTTAATTTTGCGATAAGAACAAAAGTCGGTATACTTAAAAACCATATGAATGGTTTGGGGTATGCGGATTGTAGAATACTTGCGACAACACACGGATTTATCGAAGATGATAAAAAGGCGATTGATACTTATAAGACTGATTATAAGGATTATTGGTCAGTAGTTTTCGATACTGTGGGTTCAGATTCAAAGGATTTTGAAGTAGTTGAAGACAGTTTTATTGAGTCACCTGTTGACTACAGTGATAATTGATTTCTTAACTAATTAAAGTTATCCTTTTGAAACGACCTAATAGACACAAAGTTGTTAAAAGAACATTATTAGTCGACGGTGATTCATTAATTAAGACCGCCTATTATGGTGCTAAGGACTTATACTCCAATGGTATCCATATAGGCGGTATTTTTCAATTCCTTACAATGTTAAGGAAGATGTTGAATGAAAACAGATTCGACAAAGTATTTGTTTTTTGGGATGGAAAATTTAGTGGTAGACTTAGATATGATTTATATAAAGAATATAAGTCAAATAGAGATAAAGATTTCTACGTTGAACAACCACCTTCTAAGTTAGATTTATATTTACAGAAAGAGAGAGTGATATCATATTGCGAAGAGTTATTTATTCGTCAATACAGAGACGATATAATTGAAGCGGATGATTGTATCGCATACTATGTAAATAACTTGACAGAAGGAGAAAGAGTGGTTATTATGAGTAATGATAGAGATCTTTGTCAACTCATAGATGATAATGTAAGTGTTTATGTTATTAATCTAAAGAGAATTGTCACTAAAGAGAATTATTTAAAACATTTTAATCATCTTCCATCTAATTTAAAACTTATAAAAATCATATCTGGCGACACTAGTGATAACATCAAAGGTATTAAGGGTATTAGTGAAAAAACTTTGTTAACATTTTTTCCTGAATTAACTGAAAAAACTTTGACTTTGGAATATATTTTAGATAAAATTGAAACAATTCAGAGTGAAAGAGATAGAAGGTTAAAGAAACTTGATAATATCTTAAACAAAGTTACTGTTGGTGTACAAAAAGATAAGATTTTTGAAATCAATGAAAGGTTGGTTGATTTAAAAAAACCATTGTTGACAGAAGATAGTAGAAATGATTTAGATGATTTAATTCATTCTTCTATTGATCCAGAAGGTAGGTCAACAAAAAACGTTTTAAAAATGATGGTTAGTGATGGATTAATGACTGCCATTCCGGGAGGACAAGATGGTTACATAAGATTTTTAGAACCATTTTTGCCTCTAATAAAAAAAGAGAAAAAATTATATAAAAAAAACATTTAGAAGTATGAAAAAGACTTATAAAAAATATCCGTTTGAGTTTATGTTTTTAATAAACGACAACCCTATTGTTGGTAGAAATTTCCCTATAAATGGTTTTAATAAAAAGAGTATTTTATCTTACGAACTTAAAGAAACTATTGATAGTATTGTAGTACAAATACAAAGATTTTTTAAAGATAAAAGTTGTGACTACCTTTATAGATATCACAATTATTATAACAATGAAGATAGTCTTAATATTGATGACGTTTATGCGGATGAAGATATTTTTAAATTCCAAATTAAGTACAAAGGTAGAGTTATTGCGTCAAGAATTTTTTCAGGAAATGACTTCCCACCGAAGGTCAGATATGATGTTGATATAAGAAAAATTATACCTAGAATCATCGAAAAAATACAAGAATCCTTGAGTCAAAAAAAATATACGCAAAATTATCTCGAATATGACTTGACTAGTATATTTATTAATAAATAAAATTTAAAAAAAGATGGCGAAAAATCAAAGTTCAAATTTAGGTTACTTAGGTCATACCTTTCAAGTAAAGTTATTAAAACAGATTATTGAAGATCATAAGTTTTCTGAAAGTATTATTTCCATAGTTAATCCTAATTACTTTGAAAATGAGTATATGAGAATTGTTGTTTCTGGAATTAAGAATTACAATGAAAAATACGATACAATCCCAACGTACAATACAATATCGAATATTATTAGGACTGAGGTTAAGAGAGAAATACCCAGAGAATCTGCGATTGAGTTATTGAGGGAAGTCGAAAGTACTGATAGTAGAGACTGTTTACACACACAAGAAATTGCCATTAAGTTCTGCAAACAACAGGAACTAAAGAAGGCTACACAAAAGATTCAGAAGATTTTAGATACTGGAGATTTTGATAGATATGAAGAGTGTGAAGAGATAGTAAAACAGGCTATATTGGTAGGTTCTAACAGGGATGAAGGTATTGATGTTTTTCATAAAATTGAAGATGTTTTAGAAGATGATTTTAGAGATCCTATTCCAACAGGATTAGTAGGTATTGATAATTATATGGGTGGTGGACTGTCAAAAGGTGAGTTGGGAGTTATTTTAGCAGCATTTGGTGTTGGTAAAACAACAATAATGACTAGAATGGCGAACAGTGCATATCTTAATAACAAAAATGTTGTACAGATATTTTTTGAAGATAATCCAAAAGTAATTCAAAGAAAACATATTACATGTTTTACGGGTATTGAACTTAATTCTCTACAAACTAGAAGAGATGAAGTTAAAAAACTTTTACCTAAATTTGAAAGTATGGGTGGTAATTTAATTCTAAAAAAGATGCCTAGTGATGGTACAACTATACCACATATAAAACAATACCTTAAAAAATTAATATCTAGTGGTTTAAAACCTGATATTATATTTTTAGATTACATTGATTGTGTTGTACCAACTAAAAGTTTTGATAATGAATATAGTGGAGAAGGTAATGTTATGAGACAATTTGAAACTATGTTAACAGAATTAGATATTGCTGGTTGGACTGCGGTACAAGGTAATAGAAGTGCGATTGGTGCGGATTTAGTAGAGGCACATATGATGGGTGGTTCTATTAAAAAAGGACAGATTGGACATTTTATTATGTCAGTTGCGAAAACATTGGATCAAAAAGAAGATGGTACTGCAACACTTGCAATATTAAAATCTAGATTTGGAAAGGATGGTGTTACTTTTCCTGATATTCTTTTTGACAATGGTACATTAAATATTGATACTTCACAATCTAGTGGTATTACATTTGTTGAAAATAAGGAAGTAACTAAAAGAAAAGATCAAACATTTATAGAAAAGGCGATTGAAAAAAGTAGAGGTTTTAACTAACTTTTTTCTATATTATCTGTTAGTTTTAATGACGTAAAAAATCATTAATGGGATAATATACTCTTAAAAAATAATAACAAACAAAAAAAAATTTAAAATGGATTTATCTACTAAAATTTTATCAGACATTACAGTACATATGAAGTACGCTAAATATGTACCACAAAAAAACAGAAGAGAAACTTGGTATGAATTAGTAACAAGAAATAAAGAGATGCATCAAAAGAAATACCCTCAACTAAAAGAAGAAATAGAAGAGGTATATAAAATGGTGTATGAAAAGAAAATATTACCCTCAATGAGAAGTTTACAGTTTGGTGGAAAACCTATTGAGATTTCACCAAACCGTATATATAATTGTGCGTATCTACCTATTGATCATGTTGACGCATTTGCAGAAACTATGTTCTTACTATTAGGTGGTACAGGTGTAGGTTTTTCAGTTCAAAAACATCACGTTGATAAATTACCTGACATTAAAAAACCTAACCCAAAAAGAAAAAGAAGATACCTTATTGGTGACTCAATTGAAGGTTGGGCAGACGCAATTAAAGTTTTAGTAGAATCCTATTTCGGTATAAAATCATCCACACCTGTTTTTGACTATTCTGATATTAGACAAAAAGGTGCATTGTTGGTTACATCTGGTGGTAAGGCACCTGGTCCACAACCATTAAAAGATTGTATCCATAACATTAAAAAAGTTTTGGAAAATAAAGAAGATGGTGATAAAATGCAACCCATTGAAGTACACGATATTGTTTGTTATATCGCAGATGCAGTACTAGCAGGTGGTATTAGAAGAGCAGCATTGATTAGTTTATTTAGTGCTGATGATGATGAAATGATTTCTTGTAAATCAGGTGCGTGGTGGGAACTAAATGCACAAAGAGGTAGAGCGAACAACTCAGCAGTATTACTTAGACACAAAGTAACTAAAAACTTTTTCTTAGACTTATGGAAAAGAATTGAACTAAGTGGTGCAGGTGAACCAGGTATTTATTTCTCTAATGATAAAGATTGGGGTACAAATCCTTGTTGTGAGATTGGGTTGAGACCTTATCAGTTCTGTAATCTATGTGAAGTTAATGCGTCTGATATTGAATCACAAGAAGATTTTGAAAAAAGAGTGAAAGGTGCATCCTTTATCGGTACACTACAAGCGGGTTATACTGATTTCCACTATTTGAGAGATGTATGGAAAAGAACAACAGAGAAAGATGCACTAATTGGTGTAGGTATGACAGGTATCGGTTCTGGTGTTGTATTGGGTTATGATATGAAATCAGCGGCGAAAGCAGTAAAAGAAGAAAACGAAAGAGTTGCGGAATTAATTGGTATTAATAAAGCGGCAAGAACAACAACAGTAAAACCATCGGGTACATCATCTTTGGTTTTGGGAACATCTTCTGGTATTCACGCTTGGCACAACGATTATTATGTTAGAAGAATTAGAGTAGGTAAAAATGAATCTATTTATAACTATTTGAATGAAAGTCACCCAGAATTGGTTGAAGATGAAATTTTCAGACCACACGATACTGCGGTTATTTCCATCCCACAAAAAGCACCAAAAGGATCTATTTTGAGATATGAATCTGCGTTTGAACTTTTAGATAGAGTTAAGAAAATATCACAAGAATGGATTAAGAATGGACATAGAGGTGGACAAAACACTCACAATGTTTCTGCAACTATCTCATTGAAAGAAGAAGATTGGGAACTAGCAGGTGAATGGATGTGGGAAAACAGAAAATTCTATAATGGTTTATCTGTATTACCATACAATGGTGGAACATACCAACAAGCACCTTTTGAAGATTGTGATGAAGAAACATATAACAAAATGATGTCTTCCCTTAAAAATGTTGATTTAACTAAAGTTGTTGAAACACAAGATAACACTAATCTTACAGGTGAAATTGCCTGTGGGGCGAATGGTTGTGAAATTGTGTAGATATGAGAATGGTTAATACAAACAGAGATTGGGTATTTCAAGAGTATGTTAGACAAATAAGTAAACCAAAATTGAGAGAGAATGAGTTTTATGTAGATGATACTGGTAATTTTGTTTTAACATCTGAATACCTAAAGAAAAGAGGGAGTTGTTGTGGTAATGGATGTACGAATTGTCCTTATACACCCAAACATACAAAAGGTACTAACCTAATTAACTAAATAGAAAGTCGGAGAAATCCGACTTTTTATTTTTATATATAGTATTTCCTTACAAAAAAATAATACTATAATATTTATATACAAATGGCAAAGACTAGATATATAAACATAGATTTCCCTTTTAGTGATAGTAATAAGGGTTTTTATTTTAAACTAAATCAGACTGATAGAGATGCGATTAGGGCGGATTTATTACACCTATTATTAACTAATAAAGGTGAAAGGTTATACTCACCTAATTTTGGTAGTGATTTAAAGAAATTTATATTTGAACCAAACGATAGTATAACACATGATAAGATACGAGAAAATTTAAATGAAACTATAAAAGAGTACATACCTAATTTAATAGTTAATAGTATTGAATTTAGGAACGATGATATTCAAGAATTAATAATTGTGGAATTGACATATACTGTCAATGAAGGTACGTTTAGGACTACTGATACAGTTACATTAACACTATAATATATGGCAAAGAAGATAGATTATAACGCTAGGAATTTTTCTGATGTTAGACAACAATTAATTCAATTTATACAGAAATATTATCCTGAAACATTCTCAGATTTCAATGACGCTTCGGTTGGTATGATGTTATTAGAATTGAATGCTGCGGTTGGTGATATGTTATCATTTCATACCGATAGAATGTTCAATGAAACTCAAATTAATTATGCACAGGAGAGATCTTCAGTTTTGGAATTGGCGAGAACTTTTGGTTTAAATATTCCTGGTAAAAGACCTAGTTTAACTATTGTTGATTGGACAGTAACGAATATACCTGTAAATGGTGATACATTTGATATTAGTTACGCACCTAAAATTTTAAAGGGTTCACAAGCTATTGGTGGTGGTAAAGTATTTGAATTATTGGAAGATTGTGATTTTGCATCACCATTTGCGTCTGGTGGTATTCCTAATAGATTGATTATACCTAATATTGATGGTAGTGGTATTATACAAAATTATAGTTTAACTAAAAGAGAGATAGTTGTTAATGGGTTTACTAAAATTTATAAGAAAACTTTAAATACACAAGATTTTAGACCTTTCTTAGAGGTTGTTTTACCAGAAGATAATGTTTTATCTATTGACAATATTATTGTAAAAGAGGGAACTAATTTTAGTACTACACCAACAGAGGAAGAGTTTAGTGATTTTGATTTAAATTTCTTTGAAGTTCCTGCGTTGGCACAATCACAAATTTATATTGTTGATGATAATGGTGTTTCAGATAGAGAGGGTGTTGTTGTTGGTAAATGGAAGAATTCACCTAAAAGATTTATAAAAGAATTTACGGATAACGGTTTCTGTAAAATTATATTTGGTGGTGGTGAAACAGATACAAGTGAATTAAATGAATTTGTTGGTTGTAGAGGACAGATAGATAGTATTGGTAAAAAGATAAACAACTTATCATTGGGTGAAATACCTTCACCTTCTAGTACAATGTTTGTTAGATATAGAGTTGGTGGTGGAGAAGATAGTAATTTAGGTCCAAATATTATTAATACTTTGGGTACGGTTACATCTATTGTAAATGGTGATGATACAACAATTAATACAATTATAAGAAATAGTATTAGTGTTAATAATCCTATACCTGCGTTGGGTGGTAAAGAAGAACCTTCTGTTGATGAAATTAGAAACTTAGTTAGATATAATTTTTCGGCACAGGAAAGATGTGTTACAATAAAAGATTATCAGAGTAGAGTACCTTTGATGCCTGGTAGATTTGGTGTTCCATTTAGAACTGGTGTTTTAGAAGAAAGGAACAAAGTAGTGGTTTATGTTTTGGCGTTGGATTCTAGTGGTAAATTAACTAGTGAGGCAACATCAACATTAAAAGAAAACATCGCAGAATATTTGGCGGATTATAGAATGTTAAATGATTTTGTTGTTGTAAGAAATGGTAGGGTTATAAATTTGGGTTTTGAGGTGGATATATTTGCGGATAAGGCGATACCTAAAGGTGAAGTTATTTCTGGTGTTGTGAACTCAATAACCGATTATTTTGATATTAATAAATGGGATATGGGTGATAACATATATATTTCACAATTAGTGGAAAATATTAATAATGTTAGTGGTGTTCTTAACGTAACTGATTTAAGAGTATTTAACAAAGTTAATGAGAACGGAAAATATTCATTAAATGAAATTGCACAACCATATATTGATGAAGAAACTAGACAAATAGATTTATTGGGTAGATATACATTATTTGGTTCACCGAATTCAATGTTTGAGATTAAATTCCCTAATAATGATATTAAAGTAAGTATTTCTACTAACTAATAGTTACTTTTTTATAAAACATATTATTTTTAAATAAAAAATATATTAATTATGGGATGTAAAACATGTAAAACGAATAAAAAAAATTTAAGTACTGAAGAAAATTCATTACCTAGTGATATAACATCTAGCAATTTTTTATTTAGAGTTATTGGTTTTTTTTGTATAACAATAGCATTACCTTTTATTTTAATAGTGTTAGTGGGACAACTTTTTATTGCGTTTTTTCTACCTAAATTTTATGGTCGTATAAGTAATAAAGTTACTGAATTATATCATAATTTTATTAGAAATTCACAAATAGGTAGGATGGAAAAAGATGTTGAAAAAAGAGAAAAACAATTCAAAAACAATGAAGGGTATGAAGAGGGAAGTAAATTACTAGATATTGAAGTATATGAAGAAAATAATGAAATGAATAAAGAAGATGAATAAATGTCTAAATCATATAGAATTAGGACAACGCCGGGTGAGGATAATGGTTATTTAAGAGTAAATGTTGATCTTAATCAGAATTATGATTTTTTGGAGTTATTAAGTTTAAAGATATTACAAACTGATACTTATCAAAATTTTTGTTCTGAATATGGTGTTGTAGCAGGTAGAGTTATTATTAATAATGGTTTTGGTGTACCAAATGTAAAGGTATCCATATTTGTACCTGTTGAAGACGCAGATTTAGAAAATCCTGTAATATCAGAGTTATACCCATATAGACAACCTTTTCCTGATGATAAAAATGGTAGAGGTATTAGGTATAATCTATTACCTAGCACACAACAAAGTTTTGATCACACACCTGTTGGTACATTTCCTAAAAAAAGACAAGTATTAGATGATAATACTTATTTAGAGATTTACGAAAAGTATTATAAATATACAACAACAACAAATGAAGCAGGTGATTATATTTTATTTGGTATACCAGTAGGTAGACAAATATTACATTATGATATGGATGTTAGTGATATTGGTTTTTTATCTACTAGACCATACGAACTTATATCACAAGGTTTTAGTGAAGAAGAATTTGATAATAGATTTAAATTTAAATCATCTAATAACTTAGATAGTTTACCACAAATTATTACTGATAATAAAAGTGTGGATGTACAACCTTATTGGTGTGATAGTCTTAGTACTGGTAGTCAATTAGGTATTAATAGATTAGATATATCAATAGACAATATTCAGTTAGTTCCTACTGCAATTTTTACTGGTAGTATTATAACTGATGACGAAAATGATTTTCTAAATAAAGAATGTGATCCATCTAGAAGGATGGGTTTAATGAGTGAATTAGTAACAGGTGCGGGAAGAATTGAGGCGATTCGTAGAACTGTTGATGGAGACATTAAAACATTTAATTTTAATGATAATAGTATTGATGAAAATGGTAACTGGTCGGTACTAGTTCCTATGAATTTGAGGAAAGTTGTTACTGATGAATTTGGTAATTTAGTACCTTCACCTGATGGTATTAAAGGTGTGGCAACAGAAGGTGATTATAGATTTAGAATCAGTATGGATTCTATTAGTACTGATGTAAAAGAAACACAAAGAGCGAAATATTTAGTACCAAATACGAACAACAATTTTAACTTTGGTGAATATGGTGGTGCGGATTTAATTAATAGTAGTGATTTCACAATAAATAGAGATTTATCTTTTATAACTAGTGGTACAACATATGAAAATGATTTAAGAAATCAATACAATTATTTAGAAGAATTTTTTCCTTTCAGGTGGAAAAAGGTATATACTGTAAAACAATATATTGGTAGATTTCAAAAAGAAAAAACGGATGAAAATAGGAATTTTATAGGTATAAAGGATATTTATAACGCAGAAGGTATAAATAAATTTCCATACAATAGAATTGATGCTAGATTTAATCTATTATATGCAATAATATGTGTTATTGTTACATTATTTGGACATGCGGTTGGTATAATAAATGGTATAACAAATATATTTAATGGTTTAGTTACATTCTTTTGTAATTTAAAATTTCCATTAGGTATTTGTGCAATAGATAACGTTTGGGTCCCCTCGAATCTTAGACTTGAATGGAGATGTATTTTTTCAGAATCTTTATGTAATGATTGTAAATCTATATGTAATCAAAATGAAGGTGTTTCGTGTGAAGGTTTTGATACTAAATTTTGTGACGATTCCTCACCTAATTGTTGTACTGATTGTTGTGGTAAATTACCATTAATACCACTTAGATGTCCCAGTGAAGCACCTAGAATAGTTACATTAATACCAACACCATTTGCACCTAAAAAATGTAATGGACCTTTTAGGATACCATTTAATTGTGTAAATTGTGGTGGGTTACAAACTGAAATTATAAAGGATTGGGTTTCTTGTGTATTAGAGCCTGTTGCGGTTTATTTAAAGATGTTGAAGTTTGATTTCTACAATGATTGGGTTGGTGGTTCATTATATTTTCCATTAGTAAAAAGACTATATAGGTTAAAAAAAGAAGGTAGAAGATTTGGTCAATTAAAACGTGATAAGTTTTGTGATTATGATTGTAGAATTATAGAAGGTTTATCTACAGAAGGATACATTGCCGCGATATTATCTTTAGGATTATCAAATTTCTTTGATTTTGATTCATTATACACATATGAAAATGACTTTCAAGATGAAGATGGTTTCACACAATGGAGAATATTTTTAAACGATACTAATAACACATTAAATTTTGAATTTGATGGGTGTAGAGCGAATATAAATCCAAATGTAACCACAGAATGGTATGGTTCACCAGAAAACGATTTACAAAATCCTAATTTAGATGTTGCGGTAAAAGAATTATTATTTAAAGGTAAAAATAGTGATGATGAAACATGTTATATAAAATTTGATAATTATAATGATTTTAAAATTCTAATGAACAATGAAAATATTCCAGAATTTGTTGAAAATAGGCTTTTAAATAATATACATGCGAGACCAAATTATATTGAATTAAAAGATGCTAGTGGAAATAAAAAATGGAAAAATATAGGTGGACACGGACATCAGACTAATTTCTGTAGACCCACTAGATTGATGGAGAGAAGTGAATATTTTAAGAAAACTTTGGATTGTAGTGGTACTAGTTTTACAAGTATTGCTAATTTAAATGATAATTTAATTGGTTATGATGATGGTAGATTAACAGATGTTAATCCTGAAGAATATATTGAGGAAGCGATTATTAATGAAGAAAATACATCACAAAATTTTAATGATTATTATATTGATGGTTATTTAGAAAATTGTGATAGTGATTTTTGTTTAAGTAGAAATACACCTACTAGTTATGTTGTTGGTAGTGACGTTAATAACTACGATATTGAATTTACGGGAAGAACTACAATATCTGCTTGGGTATATAAGAGAAGTGCTGGTGGTACTAATACTGTTATTGCATCAAAATATAATAGTTCTCAAAGAAGAGGATGGTATTTAGCAATTGATGGTAATGCAATTAAATTCATTATGGAAAATGGTAATACGCTTAATAGTGTATCATATAGAACTACAAATGTTGGTGGTGGGTTTATTGATCAATGGAGAAATATCGTATTTACTTATGATGGTAATAGGACAGAGGTTGACGATTTAGGGGATACAATTCTTTCTGATGACGCAATAATAATATATGTAGATGGTGTAGTAATATCTACTGCCCCAAATAATGGTTTAGTAACAAATGGTAATCCTTATGTTGCAACAACAGTACCTTTTACTATTGGTAATGTACAAAATAATCCATCTGCACAATTTGGTTTTGATGGTTCAATATTAGCAGTTAAAAGATGGGATGTTTTTATGGGTCAAAGTAGTGTGACAAGTGTTTATAATTCTGGGCCACAAACTAATGGTAATATATTCACTAATAATGTTTTATTTGATTATTATAGTTGTTTGGGTATTGTTAGTGGTTCTAATTATGTTATAGAAGATAGAGAATTTTCTGCTTTAACATACACAACTAATAATGTTGATACGAATGTAAAAGGTTGTGTTGCGATAGAATTTGGTGATCCAGTAGAATTTATTCCTGAAAGTTTTTGTATAGGTGATTGTTTACCCGCTTGTTATTTAAATGGTGTTGCACCTTGTACAAATTCAAAAGGTGAGTTATTAACAGTATTTAGGGAAAATAATGATTCTGAATTTTTAGAATATAGAGAAGAAAAGAAAAGAGGTTTAATATCTTGGTATGATAATGAAATTTATTATACCCCATATATCCCACCTGTTAATGGTAGTCCTTCAGAGTATAAATCTTATTTAATGTTACCTACAACAATTATGGAATTGGGTAGCACCACTTATTGTGACATTGATGATATACCATTTATTATGGATAAGTTAAAACCAACAACATTTCAAATTAGTACTGAAGTTAATAGTTTTAAATTTAAAAATAGTGAAAAAATAACACAAGGTAGTAGTACATATATTAAAAGAACTGTGGAAAATTTTATACCAAAAGATGGTAATTTAAATTTAAGTGCTTATGTTGAATTATCTTGTTCATCTGTTGTATGTTTGAATACAACTGCTAGTGTAAATGCTTCACAAATAGGTGTTGAGGTAATAGATAAAAATGATTTAGGTATTGAAATTGGATCTAGTTGTTTTGTTAGATTCTCGCATGATGATGAATTGAGATCTTATTTCTGTAGAAGATTTAATGGTTATAAAGGTGATTTATCTTTTAAACATAATATACCTGGTTCAATACGTTTAGATAATCAATATCAAACATATCCTGAAATTAGATTAGAAGATGCTGGTGGTGTGGATTTTCTTACTTATTCTTTCGATATAGATGGTTTAGAAGTTGTATCAACATACAATGATGGTGATTTCTTCATACCTGGTGATGGTTGTGGTTACGAAGAAACTAATAAAACAGATTATTTTTATGGTTTAGCACCAGGACAAACATCAGGTTTCATTAATTATCCTAATAATAGTCAAACAATTGATTTTGGTCAAAACGCACAACCTAATGGTGTTGATGTAATAGATGATAATGTTAATGGTAGTACTAATGTTAATGGGATCAAATTTAATAGAAGTCAAACACCATATTATATGTATTTTGGTTTAGTACCAGGAAAAACTGCATTACATAAAACGGTATCTAAATTCTTTGCGGATAGAATAAATGCAGTTACACTACAAGGTATTGGTGGAACAGATGGGCAAGTTGATCAAAACATTAATAATACACCAAATATAAATAATGAAGAAAGTAATACCTTTAGTGTATTTAAAACTTGTTTAGGTGAAACGTTAATTAATACAGTTACAGTTAATGGTGTAACAAATAATTCTGAAACAAATACAGGAACAGATACAAATACAGGAACAGATACAAATACAGGAACGGGTGTTGGTATTGGAACAAATAATTTTACATTATTAGATAGTTTTGGTAATACAATATCTGGACCTATAGTTATAGATTCAGGAAATTGTACAATTAATGGTGAAGTTACAAATAGTAAGAATTTTACAATACAGGTAAATGGTGGTACACCCACAATAAATATATATATGTATGGTGGACAAGCAACAAATAATAATTGTACACAAAATCCTATATTTGCGGGTACAGGATTTAATGTATTAATTAATGATGGTAATGGTGGACCTATAAATCAAATTATCACTTCACAACCTGTTGGAATATATAACTCACAAACTGTAAGTTACACTATAAATAATAATGGTACATATGAGGTTCGTTTAGAAGTTATACCTTATTTTGATCCTAATGGTTTTGAAATAAGTGTTACAGTAAATTAATTTTTTATGGAAAAGACAAATAAAATATTATTAAATAGTCAGAGACTACCCAATAATGTGAATGTAAATACACAGATACAATTGGGTATGGAAAATACTAATAAACCTTTACCATTAAATGATATTGATACAACTATTAGTCAATATGAACAATTTGAAAAGGAGAGAAGAGAAAGTACTATTTATAGGTTTTATGGTAATGTAAACCCAATTATATCTAACCCATTATTTAATGACAATGTTAAGATATATTTGACAGGTGAAACAGGAACAACACCAAAGGCGAAAAAAATATTTTCTAGTGGTATATTTGAAAAAGATGGTTGGATTGGATACTACAATGATGAAATAGACGAAGATTTACTACAGGTGGGTGATAATAAGAGTGCGTTATGTGACTTTTTTCCTTTCGATCCTGGTTATGATAGATTAAGTTTTTTAGATAGTGATGGTATACCAAATTATTTGGTTAAAATAACATATCCTTATGAAAGTGTTGATGATGTTGTCTTATTAAAGAATAATTCAAATATTTCTATTAAAGATGGTATACCTGTTATCGGTTTATTTGAAGTTGAATTAAATGGTAGTAAATATACGGGTATTAAAACATTAATAAATCATGGTTTAGTTGAAGGTAGTAATGTAAATTTATATAATTTTATTGACAACTCAACATCGAGTAGTCTAAAGTTAAATAGTAAGTATTTTAGAGTTATTAAGTTAGGTAACAGAACAAATGATGATAGATTTAGAAGTTTTGTTGTTAATATAGATCCTCAATTTATTAATTTCAATATAGGAGTTTCTACAATAAAAAGAGTTGTTAGAGGTGAACCTTCACAATATTATGTAAGAAAATTTAAATCATTAACATCTGGATATATAGATTACGATATGTATCCTGCAGCATATGGTGTAACCTATTTCGATGATAATGTTGCTGCGTTTAACTTTAAAACTGATATAGATGTAAAAGGGTTAAAAGATAATTTAGGTAGACCCTTAACTGAATTATATTTTACTGTTTTAAAAAATGATAACGATGCGGATCCAAATTCTATAAACACACAATATTGGTTAGAACAACAACAAAATTTACCTGCAAATGTAAAAGAAAGGTTTTGGACATCAATTAGGGGTGGTTATAAATTAGAAAAAAATGAAAATAGTAATTATGATGTACGTTCAATAGCGGATACTAATTTTTCAACATCATCATATTATAATAATATTGATGAAAGTAATGATGTATTTTATGGTGATATTGTTGAATATAATAACAATGAATTATTAGAAAGACAATTAGAAGAAGTTTATCATAGAATAAACACAGTATATAGGGGTTATATAAAAGGTAAAAAAGAAGGGTATATATACAAACCATTTAATAAGATACAGATTAGACAATATGCGAATTACATAAACCCTGTTGTTGATTTACAATCTGTTATTGATAAATACAATATTACTAATCCAGTAGATATAGATAATCTAAAAAAATCATTCGGTATACCTGATTATGCGTATGAAATATCAACAAATGTATTTAAATGGAGAACAATATTAGAAATTGGTGAATTTGATACAACTGGTGGGGGTGTTAATTATCCTTTTGAAAGTGGTGCACATTATATTTATTTGGATAAAAGGTTTTATTTTGAAAGGCAAGATCCACCTTGTGATTTTGCAATAACAACTATTGAGGTAAGTGCACCTTTTAACCCACAAGAGGAAGAACAATTTTTGTCATATTTAACCGACCCTACATTTTTAAATTATGAATTTAAAGATGATAGAGACATATCTAAATTAACAAATAATGATTTATTGAATTATGGTAACACACTTGAACCAATAACAGTATATGTTAATTTTGTTTCATATTTTGGTGACTATGAGTTAGGTAAGAGAGATATTGCTGGTGGTTGTGTTGATTTATCATTACTAAAACAAAAAACTATTGACGATGTATGTTAATAAAAGAAAAATATTAATTAGTAGTTTAGGAACTGGTAGTACAATAAACATTAGTTTAGGTACTAACTTTTTTCCTGTGGATAATGCTGAGTTAATACAGACAAAATTTGTAGATGAGGAAGTTGATAATTCAATAAATCCAATTGTTGATTATAAGAAATTAATTTTCAGACCTACAGATAATGATTACAATTATATAAGTAAATTTAAGATAAATTTAAATTTTTATACACCTGAAAGTATTGCTAATGGTAGTCCTGAACATAGAGGTAGTGGTGCAGAACCAGGTGTTTACTCTGATATAGGTTTTACATTTGATGATTTATTTTGTAGAACAAATAGGTTTATTAATTCATTTATTAGGGTTTCTTTCTTTGACACACCAGTAAGTGGTGAAAATAATTTACTATTTTTTAGTGATATATATACCCAAATAGGTGATGATCAAAAAAACTCAGAAGGTTTCCCACTACCTAATAACCAATCACCCATAAGTTTTATATTAGGTGATCCAGTTTTAGAACCTAATGAAGTACACGAAGGTTTTCATATATATTGGTTTAAAGATTTAGTAGATAATGCACCAAATAAGGAATATGATGTCTATATGGTTACACAATTTAACAACGCATTAAATGGTAAAATCTATCAAATGGGTGCATCTAAAGATTTTAATATAAATAATATTCAGTTAAACACTTTAGATGGTGAGGATGGTATCTTATATTTGAAAGTAAGATTAAAAAATGATAATGGTGAATATAAGTATAAATTTTTACCCAACGATAAACAAATTGCAGTACCTCCGGGTGTAAATCTAAATCCTTCTGATGGTACAATACCAACATTAACTTTTTGGCAAATTACACCTTAATTATATTTATAGTTATGAAACTTATATATAGAAAAAGAAATTTAGAAAACTATACAGTTAGAAATATACCTAATAGTGTATTGGTAAAAGACTCTGATGGTAAAACTGTAATAGATGAAAGTAGTCCTAACTATTATTATGGTACTATACCTGAATATAAAATAGATAAAGAGGGTAATTACATATTAGATTCTAATGGTGAAAAAATAGTTAATACAATAGATATTAATTTATTTTTATCACAAAAATATGATGATATGGGTTTGTTTACTGATAAACCATTTGTACCAAAAGATGAAACATTAGTTCAAAAACCACAAAACTTCAATGCGTTTACATATGGAAGATTGGCGGGTGCACCTGTTGACTTTTATTATACTAATAGTACGATAGTTAATGGTGGTAGTGATGATAAATTATTAAAACAAGTTAAATCATATCGAAAAGATACTAATAATAATGATGTTTATGTACCTAATTTAAATACATCGTTAGATAATACAAAATATAATGGTGTCATTTTAGAAGATAATGATAAAATTGTATATAAAATAGGTGCGAATTTAAATAATATAGGAAACACAGGGGTTGAATTCACAACATTTAAAAATCAATACGTTAAAACTACTGATGAGTATGGGAGAGAATTAACTTATCTACGAACAAATTTTGTTTCTAAAAACGGTGGTATGAATCAATATAATACCACTCTAAGTGCAACAACAAAAAAAGAAGAATATTTAGGTGTAGTTTTTAAACCAGAAGTTGAGAGTACAGTATTTATTAATAGAGGTATTGCGGACATTTTTGAAAGACATGCAATACTTTCAGAAATAAAATCAACAAACGATATTGATACTAACAGAGGTGGATTTATAAGAAGTTAAAAAAAAATATATGGCAACAGGAAATTACGGAACAATTAGACCAGCAGATGTAGCAGTAGAAGATGTTGAAATTTTTTACAGTTATACACCAACAAGAGAATCATTGGTAAATGTGGATTTGATACCATTAGATCCCGCAGAAGTTTTAATACCTGCAAATAACCCAGACAACGTTAATGAAATATTTGGTGGTTTATATACTTTGAAATTACCAACAAATGTTTTTGGTAGTAAAGGTTACTATAACATTGTTATTAGACCTAAACAAATAAGAGCAACTATACAAGATTGTGCGGTATTGGTAGATAATCAAGATGTTAAAGGTATTGTTTTTGACATTAATAAAATACCAGTAGATTTAAGAAGTAAATTTGAAAATGGTAATTTGGTTGGTTATAGAGTAGAATATTTAAAAGAACAAACAGGAACGGGACAAGATAAAATACAAAATTTCTTTACTATTATTACATCCAATAATAGATCTTTACCTATTTCACAAAATCAGGGTAATTCTAATGCGTCTGTTGCATATACATTCAATGATAATGCGACAACGGTATTTTGTACAGTATCACCATCATCTGCACCATCAATTAAACCTAATTCTATACCATTTATTGGTAATCCACAACAACAAGTTATCATAACAAATACTTTTTTCGATCCAGTTATGTTAGAAATCGAAATGGTTGAGTTTGACGATGAAACTTTAGCATACGCATTGTTCTCAAATCAAACAAAATCTTTGGAAGATGGTATTTATACTATATATAACTTTGGTAACGAGATTTATAGACAATACAATCTGTATGAAATTAAAGATAGATTTAGTGGAAAACCATTATATGAAGTTAGAGAACAGAAATTTACTATTGATCCTACTAAAGATTTTGATGATATAACTAATACATAAAAATTAGATGGCTAACGATAGAATTAAAGTACCTGGTTACGCAAGAAGGATTTTTTTTAACGATAATATTGAATATCGTAATTTTAGTCCTGACTTAGTAGGATTCCAACTTACTAGTAAAGGGGGTACTACTCTATTCACTAATGGTAATTTTACAATTTCAGTAAATTTAGACCCTAAACCCAATATTCTTTTTAAACAAGGGACAAATTCTAAATTTTATACATTAGACGATATAGCCAATACTAATGAGGAAACTATACAACAAAATGAAAAATTAAGGTTAAATATTGATTTAACCAATCCTTTAAGTTACATATGGTATGGTTCTGCTAAGGAATATATAAGAGCCTCTTTATTACAATTACAAGAAAACTTCCCCGCAGCAATATATGTTGATACTAAGGTTGGTAGTGTTAGTGGAAATAATATTACTGATTTCACATATGATATTTCTGCAGATGAATCAGTTTTTACTGTAAATAGTAAGTATTTTGTTAATCCATACAATATAAAATATACTTTAGATTCACAATATGTTGCATCTAATGATACTACTAACCCATTAAGGAATTTCACAGTTAATTATACATCATTTGTTATTGAACACAATGGTATAAAGAAGAATGTAAAAAGTATAAGCGCTGCAACTCAAACTACAAATTCTGACTTAGTAATAACAGTAGAAGGGAATCCATTTCCTGAGTTAACAGGTATCTTTATACCTGAATTATCATTCTTATCAAGTGATTTAAGTGGTTCTATACCTTATTTTATAAAACCAAACGAAGAAGAAGTAGAAAAATTCTTCTCAGGTTTGGATGATTTACAAAGAAATATATTAAATAGAGATATATACCCACTTTATACTTTTGAGTACATTACAACTCAATTTACAGACGATGGTGTAATATTAACAAGTAAGGAATTATTAACTTTCCCTGTTTTAGATGATGGATATAACTTAAATTTCTTTGATACATTTTATTTAGAATATTTAGATAATCTAACAATCATTGGTGAAAATTTAGATGAATCATCAACTGATATTATCCTTAGAAAATATACGACAGAGGCGATAAGTAGTTTTGATACAATACCTAGAGGTGATGGACAAGACATAACCTTAAACGGTGAGAAAGCAACAAATTTACTTAGAATATATGGTGTTTCATTTGATGAGGTTAAAAAATATATAAATGGAATTAAATTTGCACACGTTGTAACGTATAATAAAAGAAATAATGTACCAGATTCTTTAGTTAAGGATTTGGCGTATATGTTAGGTTTAGACAAATTTAATTTTGTTGAAAGTGTAAATTATAATAAATTATTTTTACCTACTGAGGGTGAGGGTTCTTTTAGTGGTTCACCTAAAAGTTTAAGTCAAAATGAAGTTGATATAGAACTTTATAGAAGGTTGATTTTGAACTTAGCTTGGACTTGGAAAAGTAAGGGTACTAGAAAAGCGATAGAATTTTTATTTAGATTTATTGGTGCACCTGAATCGTTAGTTAATTTTGACGAATACATTGTTATGGTTGATAAACCATTGAATATAGAAGAGATTAAAAAACTTTTATATTTGTATACAGGTGAAGTTAATTTAGATAATATACCTTACGATGAAAATGGTTATCCATTACCACCAATTAATGGTGAATTAGTTGTAACAGATTTTATAAATCCTGAAACAGGTGAATTAGTTGTAGATGGTACAACAGAAATGTATTTCCAAAAAGGAGGTGGTTGGTATAGAGAAACATATGGTTCTAATGTTGTAACTAATTTAATGGGTAATAACCCACACATCGGACCTTATGACGCAGGTAGTGAGTATTTACACTATTTTAGTAGATGTTATGTACCTGGTTTTGATAATTCACCAACAGTAACTGTGAGTTCAGATACTATTTATCAAAATTATTTTGTTAATTATAATTATGGTATTTTTAATGGTATATCTGATAGTTCTGATATATATACAACTCAATTAACGTTTAATTCTAATACAGGAAATTACCAACCAATAGACAATTGTATTGATGTTAATTATAGTATAATTGAAACTCCATTACAAAATGGTGGTAAAACAACATATCAACAACAATACGAACAAGCGGAACAGGCATATAATGACTTTTTAGCACAGATACAAGTTAATAGTTATTTACAATATTCACCTGAATGGCAGGTTATAAAGAGTAATTTTGAAATTGCAAAGTACAATGTTAATAATGAAGTTGCAACAGAAAATTGTGATATAAATAAAACATTGGAAATTTGTCTTAATGAATTAACACCAAATAATATAGAATATAGTTGTGAAAATTTAGAATTAGTAGAGTGTAGTCCTTTTTTATATTATAAAAATTCTGATGGTATAAAAGTTTCTTTTGATGAATTTCCTACTTGTTGTGTGAATAATGGTGGTAGATATGTTAATTATGTAAATGAATATGGTAGAACTACTGAATATTGTTCTAAACTAGCACCTTGTGTTGGTGAACCAGTAGAAATATTAACAAATGGTATTGTAGTATTTGAATTTACGAATAATACCGTACCGAGTAACATATATAGTATATTTGGACAATGTTATCAATTGACTAGTGATGGTGAAATACTTTTAGTAAAATTAGGTATTACCGCTACTGAATATATTGATACATATTTAACTGACCCAAATAACATCCCATTAGATTTTAATCAATATTTCATTGAAGTTGATTGTAATGTAAGAACTTCCATTAGTAGTCCTGAGTGTTGTGCTTGGCATGGGTATGGTTATAGAATAATCGAAGAAGGTGGTAATAGTTTCATAGTTTGTACACAAGATATAATAGAAGGTGATATTATACCTGTTGGTGGTGAGTTATTAACTACACCTTATATTGATTTTGATGTGAATGATAGTTATTACAGTTTACAAAACCCAATAGGTTCTGTTTATGAATATTATTCTACTGAAATATTTTGGGATTGTTTTAATGAATCTAGATTAATTAAAAATGTTGCGGTACAAACTAATGTACCCTATAACCCAAATTCGGTATTACAAGATCCTACTTTAATGAATCCTGTGAATTGGGAAGTTAGTAGTATTGATGAATATGGAAGGGTTAGTTTTACACCAATAGTATATGATAATAATTTTGTATTAGATTGGTATAGTGACGAATTATTAAGTGATTTATATAAAAATGTTGCAGATTATTATGGTTATGATTTTGGAACATTTACATTTGACTATAATAATAATGTTTTAATACCTTATAATGGTGATAGTCAATATACGATTAATCCAAACTCCACAATAACTGCGGCGGTAGATCCAACTAGAGTTGGTTGTGATAATTTCAATAATGTTGCGGTTGTATTTGCAAGTGAAAAATGGCAAGGATTTACATTACCAGAAGTTAATGATTGTGAATGTAAATTAGATTTCTCTTTTGATTATATGTTAAAATATGAAACTGAAAATCTAATTACTTGTTCTTCTAGACAAACTTGTTTTCCAGCATTTTTCTATGATAACTCATTAGAAAATATTAATTGTTTGGATTTTGTTGCATTTACGACAAATGAAGTAGATAGTCAAAATATACAGAATAGTTTTAACGATTTAGACAATAAAGAAGATGAATATGTTATTTGGCAAAATACAAATGTGATTGAACCAAATGTACAATGTTGTAATGCAATTGGTGGTAATGTTGTTTTACTAAATGAGTGGTTAACCACACGTTCAACAAGTTTTAATAAAAACAAATTACTATATCAACAATTTAAAGCGTTAGATAATTTAATTGCAATTGATCCACTAGATGAAAACAACCCTATCAATGCACTTAATTTTAATTATGGGGTTATGTTCCAATATGTTGATACATATAAGGAAATTAAGGAACAAGTAGAATCATTAGTAGAGAATTGTTTTGTTGCTAACTTTACAATACAACCTTGTGATATAGATTATACACAATACATTACAACAGAAAATGTATGTTCATTAGATATACCAGTAGAATGTTATTTTTGGTCTTTCATTCTTAGTGACTATAAATCATTAAAGAATGGATTAGAAAACTTAATCTTACAATATCAAAATCTATGTGGTGATTTTACGATATATACAAATGATTTAACTGTATATGAAGATAATATTAAAACAACTGTTAGTATAAATTCATTAAATGAACAAAAAGTAGAACAATTAAACTTAATTGAAAGTGAACAAATAGAATTAAGAAACTTACTTAATGATATAGAAACACAAATAGAACAAAAAAGTAGTGATAATATTGTTATACAAAACGCAACAAACCAAATGGATAATCAATTAGATTGTTCTGTATATCAAACTAAGATAAAAGAAATTGATAATTTTGATTATGCTAGTTATTGTAATTCTAATATTGTACCTACTGGTAATAAATTAACTGATAATCAATTATATAATAGTTGTGTTACTTCTAAAACATTAGAAAACGAAGAACTAAAGAAAACATATAATCAGTTATTAACTGAATGTAATAATGTAAATACATTAAATGTTGCATTAACAAACGCTAAGTTTGAAAATAATACAGTATTAGTTAATGAGTTAGAAAATCAAATATTAGAATCTGAGAATAAAATAAATGAATTAACTAATTATGTAACCAATGATATCAATTCTAACGAATCATTATTAAAATCCGATTTAGAGAAGAACGATATACAAAATACAATTAATAGAACTGCAGAACTATTAAATACTACCTCTGATAGTATAACAAATAGTAGTGGTGATTTAGTATTAACAGATACACAAAAGGTTCAATTAAATATTATCTATGTTAGAAATCAATCACAAATAAACGAATTAAAGATTGAACAAGAAGAAAATCAAAGTCTACTTTTAACTAATATTCAAAAAAGTAAACAAATTACTTCTGATACTAACACAGAAAATGAAATACTATTAGCACAACTTAATGATCAAGGTGGTGGAACATTACCACCAGATCCAACTAGTAGAATTGGTTGTACATTAACAGGTATTTTTACTGATCCAAATGTTGGGCAAGTACAAATACTTTCACAACCTGCAGATATTATGTGTGTAGATTTCTTCAATAATCCTGTTTGGATACCATCAGGTTTCCTATCTAATGGGCAACAAGTATATAGAAGGGGATGTTGTGAAGGTGTATTACTTAACGATACAAACACAGGTGGTGATACTAATACTGGTGATGGTACAGTTAATGGTACTATTATATTAACATCAGGTGGTTCATCAACTACAACATCAACAGGAGTAGATTCAACAACAGGTGATACTGTTGATTTAGGAACTTGTTGTGATTCTAAAAAATTAGAAAAAATACAAATTGCATTAAATGATGTTGATACTAAGATAGTTGAGATTGAACAATATACTAGAACATGTTATGATAATTGGTTTAACAATGTATTATACCCTAATTTTGTGACATACGAAGAAGAAAATGATAATAATTATTTAGACTTCATTGATGATTTAAAAATTAACTTTAAATTATTTGTTGATAATAATGATATTGATATACAAAACAATATTGATACATCATTAACTTATTTACCATATACACAATCAATTAATCCAATATGGACATTTAACCCCACAAGTGGTTATACAGGTATCTATTTAGAAGGTGATGAACAACAAGTCGCATTAATTGAAGATGCGATATTTACACAACTAGCAGAACAAAACATACCATTTACACCTGAATTGTTCACTAAAAATTGGAAAACATTTAAATTTACATTACCTGATTGTGTTTGTGATGATTTAAGAAGATTATATCCAAACAAACAATTCTATTTCTCTATTGAAGTTGATAATTATGAGTGTTCGGTTTGTTTATTAGTAGACAATATAAACGTAAACATTACAGATTGTAATAATAATACTGAAGTTTCATTAAATAATTGTTTTATACCACAACTAAGTTGCGTTAAAGACAATAAGAAATCTTGGGTATACACAGATGGTGGTGTTATTAAAACAACTGTCTACCCTGATGGTGAATGTAATACAGGATCTACAATATCTTATGAAACTATAAGATTACAAAACCCACAAGAAAGATTGTGGACTGATTTAGAATATAGGTATACTGATTATGATGTTTACCATTCAGATTTAATTATAAATGTAAAAAATACAACATTCAGTATAGATCCTGCAAAGGCAATAGAATGTGATGTATTTGATTTTTGGAAAAATATTGATTGTGACAATTGTGATAAGAATTGTTCCGCAGACAACTATATTTTCCAATCTAGTCAGGATCAAATATTTATGGATTCTGAAGATTATTTATTCCAAGATCAAACATCTTTACTACCTATTAAATTTAGTGGTGATGTTTCTTATACTGGTACATCACCAGATAGTTATGTTTTACATTTTGATGATGTTACAACTAGTGGGTTAACATTTAGTTGTGACACATATACAGATATATTAAGAACACAAGTTATAAAACTTAAAAATGATTACTACACATTAACAAGTGATTATACAGAATCAATAAATGCTAGTTATTATGACTTATTAGGTAAGGGTGGTAGTTTACCAAAATTCTTCATACAACAAAGTAATTGTGTTGGTGACATATTAGTTATTAATAACAATGAAGAATTAGATAATCTATTTGGTTTATTAGTAGAAGAAAGTGATGGTACTATTGGTTTCTATGAAACATATATTTACACAGGTACATCTGTATATACTGGTGGTACATTAGAAGAGGTTATAAGTGGTGTAACCGCACAAACATTTAATCAAGGTAGTTCTGTTGATAAAACTTGTTGTGAATCATTAAATAAACTAATTAATAGTGGTGGTATTGATGGTTTAGGTTTAGATAAAAATTATCAATGGGATCCAGAATTAGAAATATGTAGTTGGAGAAGTTTAAGGGCGGATTCTAGTGATAATGATTGTCAATATTGTGGTACTGTTAGTGGTTGTACAGAAGAAGAAATTATATGTGTTAAACCATTAGATTTCTTAGATGTATTACCATCAGAAATCAGTATTAAAGAAGTATTTGATACATTAGTTGTAAGTAATTTAATTGATGCGAAAAGTAGACAAACTATTAGTGATTATCCGTTACTAAGACTATTCTATCAATTATACCTAAATGCAAATGGTTGTGGAAAAGATTTAACAGGTAGATTCACATATGATAATATGTTTGAATTTATGGATAAGATTGGTGATTATTGGTTGGATTTGATAGAAGAAGTTGTACCATCAACAACAATATGGGAAGGATGTGACAATTCTGGAAAAGTATATAGAAATACTATTTTCGATCAAAACAAATACAAATATAGAAAATATAATATCAATTTCATTGATGTTGATACTGATTGTCCTTTAAGTGCATATACAGATTATAGTGTAGGTTCTCAGACAATACATTCATTAGTAGAACAAGTACCAATTTACCCAACGAGTAATGAAATACAAAAACTTAAAAACGAATTAAGGGATTTAGAATTACAGATATTATTAACACAAAGACAAATTGATGAATTGGATGGTAGAATTTGTGCATTACAATTACAGGATTTTGATGTTGTTGGTAATGAACTAATTATTGGTGGTTTAGAAAACCAAAAAAGTAATTTGTTAAGTGTATTACAAAAAACCAATGATAAAATTTCTACTAAAACACAAGAACTTGAAGATTTAGAAAGTAATTTATTGAATAGTAATCAGGTTTATATGAATAACTATATGAGTTGTAGTGGTATAACTGAGACATTGACTAAGGCACAGGAAGATTTAGTTAAATATACACCAAATACAACTGAATATGAAAGACAAAGAAATTATATAGCATCATTGAAAAATGAATACAATAAATGTATAAGAAAATCTAATACATTGATTAGTGATTATAATACAGTATTTATCACACAAAAATATGATTCAAATGAATATGAAGGAAATGTTACAATATTAGGTGATAGCGATTGGGAAGAAGGTGGACCTTTTTACAATAAGGAATTAATTCATAATTGTTAATCAATAAGTTTAAATGAAAGATATTTATTAAAAAACGAAAAATATTATGGCAAAACAAAGATTAACGGATAAAACATTAGCGAGTAGTGTAAGTGTAAATGATATAGTTCATATCGTTAAAACAGGTGACACATCACAAAATCCCGCAGGTTCATCATATAAAGCAACTATTTCACAAGTTGTAAGTACATTTACTGCAACTTCTGTTACTGCATTAACATTTAATAATATTAGTTATGATTTAACTTTAGGTTTAGATGATGGTTCTTCATTTACTGATAATTTGGGTATTCTTGCATCAGATATAAAAGTAACTGGTGGTACATATAACTCTTCTACGGGTGAAATTAATTTTGTTAATAATAGTGGAGGTACTTTTATTGTTAGTGGTATAACTTTTTCAGATACATTTGTAACGGGTGGTACTTATGATACTGGTACAGAATCTATTACTTTTAATAATAATACAGGAGGAACTTTTGTTGTTTCTGGAATAAGTTCAACATTTACAGGAAATACATCAGGTACTTGTATTACAGATTTATATCTAACAAATTTATATGGTTGTTCACCAATAAACATACAGAATGATACGATAATTAATGGTGGTTTAACTGGTACAAGTGGTTTATTTTCTTCGGCAACTGATAATGTATTAAATGTTGTTGGTTCAGGTAATAGTACAAGTAATCCGTTATTTAAAGTTGAAGGATCTAGTGGTGAATTATTCTCAATAACAGATACTTTAGAAGGTTCACTATTTTCTGTAAACGATATATCAGGATTACCTATAATAGATGTAAACTCTGATAGTACAATACAAATGGGTAGTATAACTGCACCATCATTGTTTACAACAGTACTTACAACGGCAACGGGTGGTACTGAAAATATATATTCCTTACCGACATCAGCATACACAGGTGGATTCTTTGATTATACCTTAGTTGGTAATGGTGGTGCAAGAGCAGGAGTTATAACATCAATATGGAGTGGTACAACTACACAGTACCAAGATGTTTCCACAAATGACATTGGTTCATCAACTAGTGGTGTAACATTCGATGTTAGTGTTTCAGGTAACGATGCAATTTTATCTGTATCGGCAATAACAGGTACATATACAATTAAAACAATAGTTAGAAGTATATAATGGCAAGTATTAGAGGTAAAATAATAAATCCAATAACTACAAGTGGTAGAGTTATAAGTGAAATAGAAGCACCTGTAAATGTTAGGTTAGATGTTGATATGAGTTATCAATCTTCTTCTACGTCTACTTTTTTGGAAACTGATAGGGCGTTATTTTTACCTACTGATTTGTCAAATATAGATAATATATTTTTATTGTCTAAACCAGAAAAATTTGGTAATAAAATTTTTATAAATAGACTAACTGAAAAGAATTTACCTTTATATTTTTCAGGTAATAGTAGTGATCCTATATTAGAGGTTGAAATTATACCAAACAATTTAATTAGGTATATTGATGGTGGAAAGAAATATCAGTTACTTGCGAGTAGAAATGAAAGTAATAATTATGGGTGGGAACCTGTTAGTAATAGAGAATTATATTCACATATAGAAAGATCAGATTTTGATAGTTTTGATTTTCCACAAATAACAATAAGGGGTGTAAGAAAAATACCTGCAACAACTGCGGACACATTATGTGGACCAGTAACTTATACAGGGTATACCTATGATAGATTAAATTATAATTGGTATTTTGGACAAAACGCAGGTATTTCATTCTTACCTATTATATCAGGAGGTACACCAATAACTGTTAGTGGTTCTGTTGTATCACAAGAAGGTGTTTCATCAATATCAAATAAAGAGGGTGAACTTTTATTTTATACAAATGGTGAAACCGTATACACTAGTGGTAATACTGTAATGGTTAATGGTACTGGTTTGTCTAGTTCAGGTACATCAACACAATCATGTATTATAGTACCAAAACCTGATAGTAATAAATACTATATATTTACAACTGACTATGATGGTAACCCTAATGGTTTTGAATATTCTATTGTGGATATGGAATTACAAGGTGGTGATGGACAAGTTGAAACAAAAAATATAAAATTAATTAATACACCAATAACTGAAAAGGTTACTGCTTGTAATCATAGTGATGATGGTTATTGGATTATAACACATACTAGTGGGGATAGTACATATTATTCATATAGGTTATCTTCTTCTGGGTTAACAGGACCAACTACAACTAGTATTGGTACAACACATAGTACCGCTAGGGGTTATATGAAAACATCACCTAATGGTGAAAAACTAATTTCTTTACTTTATGATGAAGACATAATAGATATATTTGATTTTGATGATACTAATGGAACTTTAAGTAATTTTTTAACCATTACTGGTATGACATTCGATGTTGGACCTTATGGGTTAGAGTTTTCATCAGATTCATCTAAATTCTACGTTTCTGAAGGTGCAGGTGAAAAGGTATATCAGTTTGATTTATCCTATACTGCGGGCACTGACATAATGAATAACGTTATTGAGGTTGGAAACGTTACGGGATCTAGTTTAGGTGCATTACAAATGGGTCCTGATGAAAGAATATATGTTGCGGATTATAATAGTACTAATTTACATATTATACATAGACCAGATGGGTTAGGGGTTCAATGTAATTTCCAACAGAGTGGTTTTAGTTTAACAACTTCTGCGGTTACAGGTACATCATCATTTTGGGGACTACCAAATATAATAACAAATAAGTCTTTATCTTGTGATAGGGGTGTATATATAGTTAATAGAACTAGTAGAACAGGATATCTTTTAGAGTTTTTAGTTAATAATGTTAATGATGTTGTTATACCTAAAAATCTATCATATTATGGTGAGATATATAAATATGATACTAATTTAAGTTTATTTACTAAAGATGCGGTTAATACTATATCATTAGAACATTCTAAACTAACTGGTGATACAGTAAATGAAGTATTTATACCACTTAATGAAATAGGTGAAGGTGAATTTCTTATTAAATCTTATTGGAATTATGATATTAACACACTACTTTATAAACAGTTAAAGAAAACAAAAAGTAGCGTAGACACTTATAAGAGAGGTGAATTATATGGTTTATATACACCTGAAACTGATTGGTATTTTATAAGTTTATATGAGGCAGACAAACCATTATTCAGTAATAATTTAGCACCATCAACTAATAGTGTAAGTAATTTAACTGTTAGTAGTGTTATTACCGAATCAGGTGTTACAAAATATTTGGTAAGTAATTTATCAGAACCAATAGTAAGTTATAATGGTTCAGTTTTAGCAAAAAATATAGAATATAGTGCGGTGACAACAGGCACTACTAAGTCTATTGATTTATTATTCACACCATTAGGTGGACAGATATTAACATATGCTTATATTTCTGATGGTAGTAGTAGTGAGTTATATCCTGATTTATATACGATTAGAGGTACTATTAAAAGTGGTGCAACTGGAACACAATTAGAAACTGATAGAGTATTTTATAATACAACACAAAGTAAATACGAATTTTATACATTAAGTGAACCCGCTAGTGATGTAGTTATATCTATAAATGGTTCTTTACTTTCTAAAGACATAGAATATTATACTTCTGTTTCTAATACTAGAAGGTTAATATTAGAGGTGACATTGAACGTTGGTGATATTATAGAATGTTTTTATTTACCTAAATCACCTGTTAACGGACCAATTGCAACTAATAGTCCTAATATAAATTGGAGTATAAATAATGGACCGACAAATACTAATGGTAGATTTATAGTTGAGTTTGCAGACATAAATGATAAAGAATTTAATACTATATTATATTCAGGTATTACAGATTACATAATAAATCAAAAAACTTATAATAGTTTAGTATCATTGACAAATGCGGTTGCAGGTGATAAATTTGTGTATAGGGTTAAGAACGAAAAATTTTATTATCCTATTAGTGGTGAGACTATATATAGTTTTAGATATAGTGATGTAAATGAGATAGAAATAACATCAAATAATGGTAATACATATTAACAATAATAAGAAATCATATATTTATATTTAAATAGAATAAAGTAATGAGTTACATTAATAAACAAAGTACAACGTTAGTAAGAGTTAAATTAACTGATATCGGAAGAGAACAATTGGCGAAGGGTCAATTAACTTTTAACAGTTATATTATTGGTGACTCTGAAGTAGATTACAATTATGTAAAAGGTTGGAAAGAATTTGTACCCAATAGTGGTGCAGCTACAGGTGAATTTTATTTTACTGAGGCAGATGGTAATATAGTTAAGAATATTTTTTCAAAAGTATTAAGACCTAAAGACGACAATCCATTCTTTTCTTCATTTTTATTAAATCAAAGTAATCAATTTATATTCCCACTTAATCAACAAAGTAATATACAACTTATAAAAGGTTTGGTAAGTAACGAAGCAGACGATAGAGGATTTTTCTCTGGTTCTACCGTTGATACAGGTTTGGTTTTAGATACTAATACGATTAAAGAAACAGGAACAGTTGATTTAGGTAACTTTGATGGTACTATTGATGTGACTACATATACAAAAGGTGTTTTAACATTAGACACACCATTAACTGCGACTAGTGTAAATGATTATATTACATTTAGATTTAGTAATCCAACATTAGGTAATGTAAGTGGTGATACTATGACTGGTGCAACAGTAAACACCACATACAACATCACATCTATTAGTGGTAGTACAATACAAGTTGATAGAGCATTACCAACACTAAGTGCATATTCAGGTACTATAATTACTTATTATACAATACCCGGTGGTGATAATCCATCTGATGATTATTATGGTAGTAGTTCATTAACATCTTATTGGAATACAGGTACATT